TTATGCAGCAGGATAAAATATCGACTTCTTCACATTTCATCACGTTAACTTATGATACACAAAAAGTACCTATATCCCCGCTTGGGTTTATGTCTTTGGACAAAAGAGACGTTCAACTATTCTTTAAACGTTTACGATTTGCACATAACGGTTCTGAAAGGTCCGCCATCAAGTACTATCTGGCAGGTGAGTACGGCGGTAAAACACATAGACCACATTACCATGCTATTATCTTTAATGCAGAAATCCAGCATATACAGCCCGCCTGGGATAAAGGCCAAATACATTATGGAACAGTCGGCGGAGCTTCGATTGGGTACACACTTAAATACATGTGTAAACAGCAGTCAACTATATGGTATGGAGACCGAACTCATGAATTTTCACTTATGTCGAAAGGGCTCGGAGCTAACTACTTAACGCCAGGCATGGAAAAATGGCACAAAGCGGATATAGAAAACAGGATGTACGTACCCTTAGAAGATGGTCGAAAAATAGCAATGCCCAGGTATTACAAGGATAAGTTATACGATGAAGATGAAAGGGAACAGGTAGCTTATGCTGCATTCAAAAAAGCTCAGTTAGAAGTTCATCCTAAATGGAGTGATGAACAAATATTATATTACTTCAAAACAAGATTCAATGAACAACAAAGAGGACGGGACAAAGTCTAATGGATGTCTTATGCTAGGTATTATGTGCCTGGCTATGTGGATTACAATTGTCATAATTTTAAAAGTCTATTTAACATGAAAAAACGAAAAGTATTTGTTAGAAATGTATTCGCACCAGGTAAGGATCCTGGAGAAAAACCTACTGGTCCAGGTATGGCTGTACCTGATCAAAGTATGACAGTGCAGGAGATTCTTTCAAGGTATGCCCGAGGCTTACCCTTAGGAGGTCAAAGAGTACCTCTTTATGAGGATGACGAAATAGCCGGTATGGCGGATGTATCAAAAATGGACCTGGCTGACCGCCAGGAGTACTTCGAAAATGCCAATGCTGAGATCTCTAGGATAAAAACTCAATTCAATGAAAACGTCAAAAAACAACAAGCCAAAAAAACGCTGGACGCAATTGGACCTATTCACACCGTTAACCCCAAACAACCCTCCGGGGAATAACCCAGAACCCGCAAAACAGCCCGACGCAGTCGCTTTCTTCAAAAATAAATACGAAAAAGCTCACGCTTGCCGGGAGCTGAATCTTAAATCAAAAAAATAAAAATATGATATACTATATAATAAGATCTCCCCCTTAGCTATAAAAACCTAAAAAGATGCCGCCGCAGTGAGCGAGCGTGGCCGCCAAGCGTAGCGCGAAGGACAATAGCGAGCGAACGCCCGCGGCACCTTTGCTTGCTAAGTTCTTCGGGCAGATCTTGGCTAAGCTCTTTGCTTAGCTCTCTCGCAGTTATCAACAAAACATGAACAACCATGTTTAAAACTGCGGAGCGCGATAGGGATCCGAAGGGCTTGGTCCGAAGGACCGGAGCGAAGCGGAGCCCGTAGGAGCCCGGGCCGAAGGCATCGCCATAAAAAAACAAACCGCACTAATTACTCTTGATATATTAGTGCTAATTGACAGCAATGTCAATCATCAAAAAAAACTATAAAATATGGGACTCTTTGGAGAAAATACCGGATCCACTATAAGTGCTGCCGGCTCACTACTAGGCGCTGGAATAGGCGCAGTATCTCAAGGATCTATGAATAAAAAGACACGTGAATGGAATGAAAAACAATACGCCTTACAAAGAGAAAATGCTCTCGCAGATTGGAATATGCAAAATGCATACAATAGCCCGGAACAGCAAATGTCCCGTCTCAAGGCTGCCGGCCTCAATCCAAACTTGGTGTATGGAAATGGAGCTACTGCAATGTCTTCAGCTCCTCCACGTGCAACGGAGTCAAAAGCGTGGCAACCTAAGGCACCGCTCGCGGAGTTTAACCCTGGCTCAGTGGTTGGATCCTATCTTGATACGCAGATTAAAAAGCAGACTCTTACAAACATGGACGCGCAGGAAAAAGTCTTGCGCCAGGAAGCTCTCTCTCGGGCGGCTGACATTATCGGAAAAGGGATCTCAAATAATCGTTCAACACTTGCGTATGATATTGAGCAAGCTACAAGGGACAATGTAATAGCCAGGTCAGGTGTTGACCTGGATTTGCAACGAAACCGCACAATTTCAGAGGAGTGGAAAAGTGCGTATACTGCCGGATCTATGAACCGACTGGAAAAACAAATACAGCTGCTAGGGGATCAGATGGCGGTAACTAAAGCTCAAAGGGATGCTATACGTCAAAATATTGAGAACGCCAAAAAAGATGGTATGATAAAGCAGTTTGAAATCGAGCTGAATAAAAAATCTATTACAAAGTCGGATCCTGCTTATCTTAGGATGGCAAAGCAGTTACTGGATGAGATAATGAAGTCTTACGGTAACTGAACAGTAAAAAACGCATTTTAAAGCGATTCTAGACGCTGGTAAGCTCTTTGATATAATCCCCAAGGTTGCCCCGAGATATGGTCACTGTAAGGTTCTTGCAACTTTGTTGCATCTAACGTACACCCGTTGACGTCGCTTATTTACTCATCTATAAAAATTAATACTATGTCGTACAGGAAAGGTCGTCGTAGCTTTCGCGGTCGCGGCCGCGGTCGCCGTAGAGGTGGCAAGACAAAAGTTAAACGCTTCTATACTATGTCTAGAGGTGGTGTCCGTCTTTAATTAATCTAAGGGGGTGCCTTTGCAGCCCCCCCTTTTAAAACAAAAACATGAAAAATATCTTCAATTCAATTCCGCTTAAAAAGCCGAAAACAAACACATTTAACTTATCACATGATGTTAAACTAACAATGGATATGGGAACGTTAGTCCCTACGTTAGCTATGGAGTGTGTCCCGGGTGATTCCTTCCAGTTAGGCTGTGAGAGCCTTGTACGTATGGCTCCAATGATCGCACCTGTATTACATCGCTTGGATGTTTATAGTCATACATTTTTCGTCCCTAACCGTTTACTTTGGGAAAATTGGGAAAAATTCATAACAGCTTCGGATGCGGCTGTAGATCCTGCTCCTCCTCCAATTATTCACCCTTATATAGAGATACCAACGGGAACGGGATTATTTAATAGAAAATTGATTGATTATATGGGTATCCCGGAAACAACAGATACAGGAAGCGGTGTGGATTCAACGTTAAAGGTGAATCCTATGGCTTTCGCTGCGTACCAATTCATATACAATGAGTACTACAGGGATCAGAATTTAAACAGTGAGGTGAATTACAAGTTATCGGATGGTAATAATGTTGCAATTATGTCCGAGCTCTGTAACTTACAATATCGAGCATGGGAACATGATTACTTTACAAGTGCGTTACCCTGGGCTCAGAAAGGTGCGTCTGTGGATATTCCTTTAGGTACTGTGGAGCTTAATCCTGATTGGTCGGTAGATGCTGGTACAGGTCCTTTCCCAAAATTTGTGGATAGTGTACTGGCTGATGCTAGTGGTGTGGTTACGGCTGAAACAGATGGTACTGTTTCAGCAAGTGGTTTACAGGTTGCTTATGATCCTAGCGGATCTTTGGAAGTGGAACCAACAACAATTAATGATTTACGTCGTGCTTTTAAATTACAGGAATGGCTAGAAAAAAACGCTAGAGCAGGAACCCGGTATGTGGAATCGATATTAGCCCACTTCGGAGTGAGGAGTTCAGATG